ATCAGTCCTTTTCAGGCGATTATATGGGGGGGATGGAGGGGGAATACCGTGAGAGGGAAACCAGAAGGTATGATTAGGGGTATCCTCAGGGTAACGTTTCATGTTCTCCGGATGGTAAAAGTGCGCTCTACCCTACATTTGCATTCCCAGAAGTGTACGCATCCGATGCAGGTTTCCCTTTTTCAAGATTCATTTGGCGAATTTGTTCTTTGAGTACGAATAAGTGTGCATCTGTGGTTTCCTGCTTCTCTTTCATTGTTATGAAAGCATCCCCTGTTCCCATGATGATCCAATCAATCGAAATATTAGGGTATGAATATTTCAGACTTCTGAGTAGCTCTATTGATAATTTCTTCCGACCACTTTTTATGTCGCTTATGCCAGCTTTATTTGTGCCAAGTATGCTTGCAGCTTGTACATAATCGGTTATTTGCCCTTGAGCTTTTAATTCGTCAAGTATTTGAATGAATCTGATATTTTCCTCCATAAAATGAGTTGATATGAAAAATTACGCTTAAATATTTTGTAGTATGAAAATCTCATACTATCTTTGCAGCGTGTTAATAATAACACAGCGGCCAAAGGTACTAAAAAAGGCCGAGACGGAAGAATGTTAAACTCTAAAAGTAAAAGACGATATGACACAAAAAGAATTTGAAAACCGCACACGGAGACTAATAACAGCCGAAGATTATCATTTGATAGAGAACCTTTACATGGCCGCAGGGAATATGAATAAGGACGAGTTTTGCAAAGAAATGCGAGCCATGTGTGCCTACGACGCAGCCAATGACCATATAGAACTACGCCAATGCTTAAAAGAGGTCGGCCGACGTGTTGGTGGAATGGAAGCAGAACTCAACTTCTTAAAAAAGACTGTAAAGGAAGAGCGGGAAGAACTTGCAGAGTTCCTCATTGGCAAGGCCTGCGCATACAATGACACTGATTTTTATAACAAAGCGGTGAATTTAGTTGGGCAAAAGCAAGTAACGCTTTACAAAATCAAAATGGGACTGCCGCTTTGGGATGAAGATAAAGAGTTCGTCTGCCTGATATTGGATAAATCAAGGTAAAAAGATTATTGATTGCTGACAGCTCGGAAAGCGTGTAAAAAGACGAGCGGACGGTGCGGAAAGACGCACGGGGTACTGGGTGTTTGCGTTGGGGTTCGATTCCCCATGCCCCACGAATTACAAACAGTAAATGTTAGAGGATTATGGAAAAGTATATTCACGTAACGAAAGAAACCCGCGAGTTTTTGAAAAAGGTATTTAATACCACTACAATGAGCGTATGGCGTGCTTTGAATTATGCTAATGATACAGCATTGTCAAAGCGCATACGGAAATGTGCTTTTGAACGTGGCGGTATTCTGATGGCCGTTTCGCCCTGTATTGAGACATTTCACGACTATGACGGCTATATGAGGCAATATCTGCCAAATGGTGCTCTTATCGAAATTAGCAAGGTCGACAGTAGCGGTGATGTGTTTTTCAAGGGTAAAAAAGTAAAGCACTATGATGAGGTTTGGATTAGCCAGATAGAGGGTATTCAAAACTGGGCTATGGGACTAAAATAAGGGGGCGGAACTATGGAGTATTACGGTAACACGCTTTGTATAAGCCACGCGGAATTGACTGCGGGCATAATGACAACTGCTAATCTGAACTACTACGTGAGGGAGGGAAAGATTAAGCAAATGCAACGTGCCTGTTATGGTACGCCTGCGCTGTTTGCCGTTGAAAGCCTGCCGCCGAAATACCGCACGGAAGTTTACCGACGTTATCCTGACCTGCAGGAAAAGGCTGACAGCAAGCCGTTCCTGGATACGATAGAGCCTGACGGCGTGGCCATGCAGTGGTACGCCGACTATGTTCTGGCCGATGGTCGCCACCTTACACCCGAGAAACAAGCGGAATACGCCAATAATTGCGCTATCATGAACGCATTTCGCAGGTGTATAGAAACGGCCAACAGCCACCGCCTGCGCCAGAGCAAGCCCAAACTGAACAAGACGGAATTTTGGAGAAAGGCGGCCGCCGCTTTACCCCGATTTGCCGACCGCTTCCCGCATTCCTTGCCTGAGAGCGACCGCCGTCTGCAACGTAAATTCAACGAATATCTGCACGAGGGTTATGTGTGCTTCATCAGTAAGAAATTCCAGAATAAGAACTCGTCCAAGGTGGACGATGATGTAAAGGAAAGCGTGCTGTTGCAATTGCTCGCCCATCACAACAACCTCGATAATGCAGCCGTGGCCAATTTGTATAATGCCGTGGCAAAACAACAAGGCTGGAAACCGATAACGGCCTCCGCTGTTGGAGTATGGCGGGGGAAATACGACCTTGTGACAGCGGCAGGACGATTGGGGGCGACGAATTTCCGCAATGTGAAAAGTATGCAGGTAAAACGCAGCCGCCCGACCGCACCATTCCTGATGTGGACGCTTGACGGCTGGGACGTGGAACTGCTCTATCAAGCTACCAAGACGGACAAGAACGGCCGCAATGTAACGACCTATACCAACCGCCTGACGTTGGAAGTGGTTCTTGACCCATGTTGCAATTATCCGATAGGCTTTGCCATAGGCACACACGAAACACCCGAACTCATTGCAGCCGCCCTGCGTGACGCGGCCAAGCATAGTGAAGAACTTTTCGGCGTGATGTTGCGCGCCAACCAGTTGCAGTGCGACCATTACGCCATCAAGGCCATGACACCGCTTTACGGCGTAATGGCCGACAAACTGACCCCTGCTCGCGTAAAGAATGCGAAAGCAAAGGCCGTTGAGCCGTATTTCGGCTACCTGAATAAGACTTATTGCAAGTTGAAAAATAATTGGTCAGGTTACGGCATAACCACAGACCCGAAGAAGCAACCGAATGCGGAAGCCCTTAACCAACTGCGCCACTCGTTCCCTGACGAAGCAGGCGTGCGCGAGCAGATTGTGCAGATGATACAACTTGACAGGGCGCGCAAGGTAGAACAGTTTAAGGCCATGTTTGCCGATTTGCCAGCCGAACGTCACCTGCCGCTCAGCCGCGAGCAGTACCTACTGAATTTTGGTGCGGAAACAGGTTTCAAAAACGCCATTGAGGGCGGTGGTCTTCGTCCAACTCTTTTGGGTGTTAAACGCGATTACGATTGTTTCGACATACGTTTCCGCCAGCACGCAGGCACTCGCTGGACGGTGAAATATGACCCCGATAACCTTAGCGAGGTTTTGGCTGTGAATGAAGACGGCAGCCTGCATTTCATGCTGACGGAGAAATACGTGCAGCCGATGGCACTTGCCGACCGTAAGGCTGGCGACGCGGCCGAATTGCAGCGTGTGTTCGATTACAACAAGCAATTGGAGGGTCATGTAACCGAACGCCTCGCTTTGGCCTATGAAAAGACCGAACAACTGATTTATGAAATGCCACAGCTGGGTATTCTGAACAGGTACTGCCTGTGCGATAGCCGAGGCCAGCACAAACTACCCAAGGCACAACAACGGTTGAAAGCTGCCGAAGTTCAGGCAATGGAAGTAAAAACGGTTGAAGTGCCTGTAATACCGCAAGGCGCACCAACTACGGACATCGACGATTATTCAATTTTCTAAAAGATACAATTATGCAAAAGGACGAAAAACAGCAGATAGCAGCACGACTGAAAGACTACTGCGTGCAAAAGGGCAGCCAAAACAAGGCGGCCAACAGTATGAACGGTGTAAGTTCCGCTACCGTCAGCAAAGTACTGGCGGGTGACTGGGACACCATCAGTGACGAAATGTGGCGCACGATAGCCGCCCAGACAGGACACGAAACGAAAGAATGGAGCATTGCCGAAACACAGGCTTATAAACGTATGGCCTTTTTGCTCGACAATGCCAAACAAGACAGTCTTGTGCTGGCTGTAACTGGCGACGCGGGTTGCGGCAAGACGGAAGCCATCAAGAACTACACAGCGACACACCGCCATGTGTACCACCTTTGCTGCTCTGAATACTGGAACCGCCGCACGTTCATGGGTAAATTGCTGCAATGTATGGGAGTGGACTTCACGGGTAGTACCGTGTCCGACATGATGGACGACATTATCGACACGCTGAAACGTATTGACAGCCCACTGGTGGTGCTCGATGAGGCAGACAAACTTTCCGATCAGGTTCTTTATTTCTTTATCAGTCTGTATAACCAGTTGGAGGGACATTGCGGGATAATCCTTTGTGCCACTAATTTTTTGGAGAAGCGTATTAAAAAAGGGCTGCGTACCAAGCGCAAAGGGTATGAGGAAATTTACAGCCGTATGGGGCGCAAATTCGTGGCCTTGCAGGTGGTGAACAGTGAAGATGTGGCAGCTGTATGTGTGGCCAACGGTGTAACCGACACAAAGACCATCAACCGAATAATAGACGATTGCGAATGTGATTTGCGTCGCGTGAAACGTGCTATATGGGCTATACAAAAAGAGGGAGGGCGCGCATAATGGCAAGATTTATCATCGAGAGGCACTGTAAACGTACCCCTATTTGGCTGTTGGGCGTTTTGGCGTATTTTCCCTTTGACCGAAACAAGAGTTATCCAGACATGGAGCGATATGCCATGATGGAGACTGTATTAAGATACTTGGCAGAATTTCACTACAAGCGTAGGAACGCAACGGAATGCCTCGGCATTACCCACAATATCGAAGCGCATGAAAACAGCATAACGATTAAAACGATTAACGATGTACCTTATTTGACAATAAAGTTGATAACGGAAGAATAGATATGGGACGGGCGATAAGTAATAATAACGTGCTGGCGGCAAAATTTGAGGTGGCCGACTTTGAGGGCGAGTTTCTTGCCAGCTTCGGTCGGCCAGAACTGCGCGGTGCATGGATTATCTACGGCGGAAGCGGCTCGGGAAAGACCACTTTTGTAATGCAGGTGTGCAAGTACTTGACCCATTTTCGCCGTGTCGCCTACAATAGTTTGGAGCAGGGGCTTTCTCTTTCGTTGCAAAAGGCATGGGAACGTGTGGGTATGCAGGAGGTTGGCAACAAGATAATCCTGCTCAGCAAAGAGAGTTTGAAAGACCTGCGCGTCCGTCTGGGCAAAAAGCAAAGCCCTGATGTGGTGGTGATAGACAGTGTACAGTATTGGCATGGTTTGAAATGGAGCGACTTTACCAATCTTAAAGACGACTTCCCCAACAAACTGTTTATTTTCATCAGCCATGAACGGAGCGGCTTGCCTGACGGTAAACTGGCTCAAAAGATACGTTACGACAGCGAAATAAAAATCCGCGTCGAGGGTTACAAAGCATTTGTTACAACCCGTTACGAAGTGGCCGAACGTGGAGAGGGAGGCGCGGATTTTATCATTTGGAAACAAGGCGCACAGGATTATTGGGTAGATAAAATGTAGGAATATGGCAGAAAACAAGACAATGGACGAAATCCACAGGGGCATATTGAAAAAGTTTCATACCCTGTGCCACGTACTTGGGCTGACGGACGACGAGAAGCGCACCATCGTAGAAAGTTATGGTGTGGAAAGCAGCCGCGACATGGACACACACGACCTCATCGATGTATGTGCCAGATTGGCGGAACAGGCCAATCAAAAGACAGGTACGGCCGACCTTGACAAGTTGCGCAAACGTGTAATGGCCTCCATCGGAAACTACCTGCGCACAGTAGGAAAGGAAAGCAATGCCAGCATTATAAAGGGCATAGCCTGCCGTGCAACGGGTTATACGGATTTTAACAAGATACCGCGCGAAAGGCTGCGTAATCTTGTGGGTGCTTTTAACAATAAGGTCAAGGACACGCAGTCTGTCGAGGATATTGCCAATGTCTTGATGTTACAATCATTTTTGAACAATGGAAAAAGACAAGCAGATGCGTAAGGCACGAAACCTCCGCTATTCCATGCGCAAGAAAGGGTATTGTTTCAAACGTGGTGAGTGTGTGGCTGTCATGCCAGAAGATTACAGGCAGCGCAGCAGGTTACAGGAAAGACGGCTGGCGGCTTTGGGATATACGATACAGTACAATATGTTTAACTTCAAATAAAAACAGTTATGAGTTGGATTACAGAAAGCAACAGGCAGAAACATTTTAAGTATGCCATTTTGTGCGGCTTTGCAGGCACATTCCTTTTTGCCCTTGGTGTTGCTATGGGCTTGGAGTATAAAGATTACGCCTATGGCGGTAAATGGGATTGGCTGGATATTGCAGCTACGGTTCTGGGCGGTTTGGTTGGTCAGGCTGTGCAGGTATTAGTGTTGTACTTGATTTATTTGTGTGTGTAAAAATGGCAAACGTACTTCTTGAAGTGCAGCGTTTTGTGGCTGAAACGACTGCTGAACTGGAAATGCCGGAATATATCGAGTACCTGCGGCAACTTGCAGATTGGGCGAGTACACAGGCCGATATAATGGAATTTCGGGAAGAGATAGAAAACAATGACGAATAAACAGTGGTTAATAACCATTTAAACAAGATTTATTATGAGCAAAATTGAAAATGCTTTTCGTGAATTAAGCAGAACTGAAAAAGTGAATTTCGTTTCTGAACATATTGAATTGGCAACAGCTAAATCAATAGCAAAATATGTAAGGGGGTATCTGTTCGATGTTTTGAAGGATGTCGGGGATGATGATTATGTAGCAATGTATCTAAAAGAGAAAGGTTACGAAGTAATAAAAGGAAAGAATTAATCAATAAAAAAAATATAGCAATGGAAAAAGTAGAAATGACAGCGGAAGAACGACAGGAATATGAGGCGTTCAAAGCAGAGAAACAAAAGAAAGCAGCGGCCGACGAACGTAAGCGGCAGCGCGAAAGTTATGCAGCGATGGTCGATGAGGAAGTCCAGACGACGTTGCCAGTGCTCCGTGAATTGAGCGAGCAGATTAAGACGGTCAAAAATGCGGTGTTCGGCAATTTTGAAACCATCTTGAAAATGAAGTCCGAAGTCTTGGGTATAACCAAAGATGACCAGCGCAGCCACACATTCACCACCAGCGACAGCCGCCTGCGCCTTACGCTCGGCGTGAACACCATCGACGGCTACCGCGATACGGTGGAGGACGGCATAGCAATGGTAAAGGGCTATATCCAGAGCCTTGCCAAGGACGAAACCAGCAAAGCCCTCGTAAATGCCGTGTTGCGCCTGTTGTCCCGCGACGGTCAGGGTAACATCAAAGCCAGCCGCGTGCTCCAACTTCGCAAGATGGCCGAGGAAACAGGCGACGAGAAATTTATCGAGGGTGTAAGAATTATCGAGGAAAGCTACCAGCCGACGGAGACAAAGAAATATATCCGTGCCGAATATAAAAACGAAAAAGGTGCATGGGTCATTGTCCCGTTGGGCATGACCGACGTTGATTAAAAAAAGCCGCGCCAGCTCCATCTGCAAAATGAAACCAGCGCAAAACCTTGTTGCAAAAGGATATTTGCAAAGGTATAATTTTTTAAGCAGATGGAGAAGCGCAGACACCACAAAAGCACATTGGAGCGTGTAAAGGCCGTGCGAGCCATTACAGAGCGACATTATGAGGCTGGCAATAACAGTCGGTGCTATAAGTCAGTTTGGCGGTTCTACATTTATCCTGTTTATAAAATTTGTTACCGCACTTATCTGAATTATTTAGGTATACCGACAAGCCGACCCAAAGACGAGCCGCGACAGTTAAGCCTGTTTGATTGTATGGAAGCCCCAGCAGAGGATTAGCCTGCTGGGGCTTCTGTTATCTTGTCTGCAAAACAGCTTCTTTTATCGGCATGGCTTTTGCGTTTTGGGGCATGGAGGCAATGTCCTGTACCGACGTTACATACCGTTCTACACTTTCAATCAGTTCCGCATGGTCATGGTTGGTGGCAGAGGCAGTGAGCATGAAACCCGCGAAGTTCTCGCCACTCAATTTCTGCATGGCCGCGTTAATTCGGTCTATGAGGTCAAAATATGCCAGTGCGCTTTCCTGCCTTTTGTCCTTACTGCCGTTGGTGGCAACTGTACGTGTGATGATGTGCAGGCGGACAGCCACGTCGCCCCTGCGTGCGCCCCTGTTCATCTGCCGCCATTCAATCGTTTCAAATTCCACGAATACGGCGGGGACAGGCCTCCCCTTGCCGCCGTTCAGCGTGGCGATGTTGTTGTTCCACAAGTCAATGAAAGCTACGTCTGGCGTACATTCGGCCAAACGGTTGCAAATGGCTTGATAAATCTGTTTTCTCATTACTTTTTCAGAAATTTAGTCAGTTGGATATTGTAGTCAGCCAGATTGTCGGCGATAACACTTTTTATTATCTCCTGTGTACGTTTGCCGTCTCCTACAAACTGGCGTTGTGGCATTGTGAATTTCTGCGTATGCGCCTTTACGGTGTATTTTTTACCTTTTTTGCTGGTACGCGTGTGCGCCCTGACAGGCCTGTTTCCTTTGCCTCCCTCGTTGTGTATGCCCGCGTATGGCACGGCAGACGAAAAGCGCACACCGTTATCCTTGACCTCCGCCTTGATGGAACGGCGCATAGTACCTGTTACAAGTAGAAGCGAGCCTTTTGCGTCAGGATTGGCGCGTTGTTTCCATTTCTTGCTGAAAAAGGCCTTGCGCTCGAAGTTCTTATCAAATTCTTCGGCCAGTTCCACACGCATATCGGTCAGGATATTGCGTTTTAGTTGTTCTCCGTCTATCATTTATCCTCCTGTTTAATAGTTAAACAAAAAATAATTTGTATTTTTGCCGATATGAAAGTTCCGGAACAAATAAAGAGTGCCGCCAAGACTTTGGTCGATACTTACGGCGATACCTTTGACTACCTCGGTAAGTACAAGGGTAAAGACGTTTTTTTGTTCTGTTTTCCAGAAGATGCCTGTACGGGCTTTCCTTTCGTTTATCTTCATAAAGACGGCCATGTGCAGGAAATAACAGGGTATGAGGCACTCGACATCATCAATTTATTTGTCGAAAATCTCGATGAAAGCGGTATCGAATAATTTATTGTCAATCCGCATAATCCCTCGGCAATTGTGTTGTTTCGTGCTTCCGTTCCTTGCTAAATAATTCAGGTCGTTGTTTTCCCGTCCTGACCCCTGCGAATTATCGTGCTGAGGCTCAATATAGCGCAATTCCCCATCTGGGAAACGCTGTAAAACAGTCATGTGTCCGCCTCCGCGTTTCCAGCCGATAGACAGTCCGTAAATTCCCACTTCCTTGCACGTCTCGTTGAAAAATTCCAGCCATCGCTTTTCATTCATCAGCTTGTATTTTTTACGCACCAGCCATTCGTTTACACTCGTATGTATTGCTTGTGTGCCATCTGGATTTTTCCATATTTCCCATGCGTTTGTACCACGGCTCAAATAGTCTAACTTTGAGTTAGGTGTATTGGGTTTGGCCGTCACATTGAAGCCCAGAGTACGCAGTACGTATGCAGGCGTGCAGGTCTGGCAGTTAATACCGTATGCACGTCCTTTGCCGTAATTGGGGTTTGCGTGTTGCTTATCTGCTTCCTCAACGGTCATAAGTTTACCTTTTACCACGTCCAAAGCCTTTTCGAGTTCTATATTATGCGTTGCGATGGCCTGCTTTTCTTCCTGTGTCAGGTTGTCGGGCAGTTCGGCGACCATATCCTGAATACGTTTCAGCCTCATTTCTTCGGCCGATATTTTTTGAATTATACCCTTTGCCTCCTTAGGTACTTTCATGTACGGGTGTTTGGGTGGGAACAGTTCCAGCGTTTTTCCCGCATTGTATCGGAATATCTGCCGTTTAATACCGTCGGTGCAGTTCTCGCCGCGTTTGTTGGCCAGTTCAGGGTCGGACAACGGGTATTTGTTTTTACGTACCTGTACCACGGTGCAGCGGCAGTTCCAGCCGTTAGGTGGGTAGAACCTTTCCCAAAAAGGGTCGGACGGCGGCAGGGTCGTACCGTGCAGCAGCGCGTGTTCCTCGCGTACCTTGTCATCGTCCGCCGTGCGGTACTGTAAATTGTATTTGTCGCCGTCCTGCTCGAAGTCGTGCCACTTGGCCGCCATCTGTGCCGCACCGAGTGCGTGGTTATATTCGGCATACAGGTAATTATGGTTGTATTTCTCGTTAATCTTCCTTACGTCGGTAAGGAAATCGCCGAACGGCTTAATATCGCCCTTTTCAGTAATCATGGAAATGCCGACCTCGCGCATGGCGTGGAACGTCTTGAAGCCCGAAAATATGAAAGCGTTGTTTTCAAGTGCGTGGCGCAGGGTGGCAGGTACTTCGTGAGGTAGCCCGCTTTCTATCGCTGTGGAGAGCACCCGCAGCGTTTCTTCAATGACCGCCCTTGCGGCAGGGTCTTCCAGCAGTGATACCTCAAATCCCCTGCTATCATATACCAGTCTTGCAGCAACCTCAAAAAGCGTATTGTCGAAATCAAGAGGGTGTTTATCCTTGTCGGCCAGTGTCAGCAGTTCACTTTTGTACAGTGCTTCCAAGGCCGTGTTGAAAGCCTTATACCCGCTGCGCAGCCCCACGGTTTGCGTGGGGCTTATCCGAAAAAAGCGTCAGGCTGTGTCTTTGCTTGGCGTATTCCTGTGATGTTCACGTTGTATTTGTCGATAAAATACTGCGGGTCTATTTCATAGTATTCCAGCAGTACGCGCTCCATTTCGCGCTGCTCCGCAGGGCTGAATGTGGCCGCATTATCCCATTCGAATGACAGCCCTTTTACAGGAAATCCGTGCCGTGCCATAAGCGGCAACAGACGGTGGTTTACAATACAGGCAACCATGCGCGCGTCAGCCGCGATAACGTCCTCGAAAATTTCAAGGTGCGTTTCTGACTGCGAAAGGGATGAGCCGCTGTCGATGGTCATTGTCTGCATAAGCGTGCCTTTGGAAAGTTCACTGTTGCACCTGTCCACGCGCTTGTCGTAAACATTATATGCGTCGCCTCTGCTACTTTCCTTAATTTCAATGTCCGTACCCTCGGGGAACAATGCCCAAAACGCCGCCCCCATGCTGTCGAGCGACCGTTCTATGCGGCTGCGTTCCTTTTCGTCCGTGGTGTTGGTACGTGCCACTCTCATGGGTGCGCCGAATATCTCGCCGAACATGTCCCAAAAGGCCAGCATATTCTTTTTGCTGATACAAGACGGCGCACATTTGAGCAACAGCCCCAAGTCCTTGGGTTTGCCCACCTCAATGCACCAAAGCGCAAAATCCCCCTCGCGGTATGGTATGCCAGTTCGCCAGTCGGCGGCAGGCTCGCGTGTAATCATACCGTATTCGGGGCATACGTGTTTACGCGGTACGAGTTCCACGCCATCGAAGCGCATACCGTCCTCGTCGCGTATAATATCTCCCAACTGTATGAGGCTGTGTCCCCAAAAGCGGCTGTCAAGAGCCAAGTCCATGAAGTCGAAAAACCACTCCTTTTTCAGCAAGGCTGTGGCGGCCTCGTTTTCCTTGCCGTCCTTACCGACCAAGCGGAACTCCTTTTGCAGGGTCTTGCCTTTCCGCTGGCCGATACAGCCCGTCAAGTGCAAATCCACGGTGCAGTCCGTATAAACGTCATACAGGCGTGCGCGGTTGGGTGTTTCCACACTGATGGCCGCCTGCCACGCCTGCCGCCATACGGCAATATCCTTTTTTGTCAGGCTGTCCGTCTGCTGCATGAGTTGCGCTGTCAGCCTGACACCCTGCTTGCTTTTGGCAAACTGCACCAGCCTGTCCATTTCCGCGTTGGTATTGGCAGGTCGGGAAAATGCCTGTTTAATACTGCTTATAATATCCATTTAACAAGTGATTAAATACCGTTTAATAATCGTATCTGTTGGGCGGCATAGAGCCGAAGCGCACAGGATTGTGCGCGTCCGTGTCGCCGTCGCAACTCACATAGGTGGGCAGTTCTGGTGAAGCCTTTGAACTCTGTACGTCGCGCAGCCATTTTATACTGTCGTTGTACAGGCATTCGCGGCGTTCGTGTCCCATATTCTGCGGCAGACGGTGTATCATCAGCCAAAGCGTGATATTTACGGCACACTGTACCAGCATGGCGTTCCTGTCTTCACCCTCTGCGGCAAATGCCCTTTCCATGTCATATCGGTGGCGTGTGTAGCTGCCTATCTGTTCCAATGCTGCGCGTTCCGCTTTCAGCCTATCGTCCGTCAGTGCGGAAAGTTGCTCCATTTCGTAATCGTCGCATACGCTTTTGTAATCTTCAACAGTGAGGAACATTCGGCCTAATTTTTAGTGTTCGGGTATGCGATGTATATTGCGCACTTCACCGCCTTTTCCGCTGTGAAATCCTTTGAAAAACGGCGTTTTTTAATCAATAGCTTAATGCCTTGCATGGAAACCACTACGGGCTTTCCCTTGAATACTAAAACAAGGAATTTCTTACCGTACAATGTAGCGTCGTGCTGCGCTTTTTTGATGGCCTGTTTTTTACGCCAGTCGAATAACAGGGCTTTGAAATACTTTTTTACCATGATACGTTTTTTGCATTATTCCGCCTGCCGAACGACGGAGTGAAACTACTAATTCGTGAATGCTTTTGAAGCAGTGATATTGCACCCTCGTCGGCGTCGGGCGCGTCGTCATGTCCTCGCATTCCTTTTTGGAATGCAAGTGTCTGTTCCAGTCCAGCGAGCATATCGGGGTCTTGTTTCTGACTTTCGTCATAATATACAAAACCGCGTTCCCAGTTTGCTGCGCTGCTTTCAATACGCAGGAACTTGTCAGGCTTCTTGCGCTTGTCGCCCAGAATAGGTAATTGGTAGCCTCGCAAATCCCCCTCTGTCTTGAAATCTTTTAGAATTTCCTCCTGCATGAAGTTGGCTTCCATGTAGAACTTGATGGCAATGCCCGTTTCCTGTGCCCACTCGAACAGGTCATAGCACCACCGTACCATTTCGGGAATGGTGGCCTGCCTGACGAATGCGCGCAGTTGCCACAACTGTGTTTTGTATTTTCCCCACAGTTTTGCCGCTTTGTAGTCGTTCTTAACGGTACTTTTCCACGCGGGGTCAATATACAGTATAAGTTCCTCAAACGCTTTCCATTTGGGGCGTGCCGCCCATTTAATCCAGTTCTGACGGAATACCGCTCCCTCGGTAATGGGATTGTTCATGTACTCTTTTTGAAAAGAGCGGTAACCTTGGAACTTTTCGATAGCTTTCACCTCATCGGGTGTCCATTTGGCCGCCCATGATACATTCCCGTTTTTATCCCAGATATTCACCTGCGACACGTGTACGCCGTCAATGGCGCAGAAGTTGGCCAATACGCTGTTTTTGGCGATGAGGTTGCCTACCATGATGAAACGCCCGCGCCCACCGTCAAGCGCACCGAATAAAGCCTCTTTGACCCAGTTTGTAAGACGTGTCACGCGTGCGGGGCTTTCACACAGTTCGTCGTCGTCAAGGTCGTCGATGACAATGTAATCGGGGCGGTGTGAGCGGTAGCGCAGACCACGGGGCGATTGCCCGCGACCACGTGCAAAGAATGCTGTCCCGTCTTTGGTCACAAATTCGCCCTCTTCCCATGAACCGTTATTGTATTGCTGGCCAAAATCGTGGATGTACCGCTGATTGAATTGCAGTTCAGCCTGAATATCGGCCAACAGCGTATTGGCGTTGTCCTCGCTTTTGCCCACCAGTACCATGACATTAAGCTGGCGTGTTTCCTGACATTTGAGCCATAGCGGTATGAAAATATCCAAATGGGTGGATTTGGCCGCACCTCTGTGCCATTTGAATGCCGCTTTCAGGTTGCGTTCTTTCAGCACCTTGTTAGCCGCCTTAATATGGAACGGGGCGCATGGTGTCTGTTTCCCTGTTTCAGGGTTCACGGTATAGTGCGGGAAATAATAATCCACGAAAGCGGCGTAATCGGAACGTACCCGCTTAATACGTTCCGCCTTGTCCTTTGCCGTTTCCGCAGTATTTACGACGGTGGCCTGCTGCACCGTTTCGCAGTGCTTCTGCCATCTTTCGACGGCTTCCCTTAAATTCGCTTTTGAAGCCATAGGCCGTTAATTGAATTTGTTTTGCAACAGTTCGTTGATATACAGGTCGTGATACTTGTTGATGGTTTTGAGCAATTCGGGCGTAATCTCATCGTCAAAAGCCATTCGGAACTGCATCCATTTGCTGAATGCCATAAACACCTCTATCACGTCCACGATGGAGGCCTTTTTGTCAAGGCGTTCAATGGTGGTCGATAACTTGGCCAGTTTGTCACCCAGTCCCGCCATCGCTTCGGGGTCTTCGCTCTCGTTTACCTGTTCGATTAATTTGTCGATGGTGTGCAGCAGTTTGTTTACCAGTTCGGGGCGTGTGATGTTCGCCGCCGCTCGTTGTTCCTGCCAGCCGTTTTCTGCTACCCATTTATTGACTGTTACGGCTGAAACGCCGACTTTTTCCGCAATAACCTTTTGCATTTCCCCCTGCATGAAAAGCAGGCGTGCGTACTCTCGTTTTTCTTCGAGTTCTTTCTTTGTTGCCATTCATATTTTGATTGTGATACATTACCCCTGCGGGCGTTATTTACGGTGCAAAAGTGGCCTGTTTCAGTGATACCAAGAAAAAGATATGCAAAGTTTTACACTCTTTTTGTCGGGGTGTTTTAATACCCGCAATTTTGCAGCGTAAAACATCGCGGGATAGAGCAGCGGTAGCTCGTGAGGTTCATTCCCTCAAAGTCGTGGGTTCGATTCCCACTCCCGCAACAAACAATAGTTTTGAGGTAAATAAGATTGTGTTCGCGGGCTGTCCCCATCCTTTTGCAGTTGGACGGCAGCCCGCATTTTTAAGACAAGACGAATGGCAAAGGAAGTAATCATAAGTACCAGCGGCCTGAACTGCTACGGCAGCCGTGTCCTAACGTCGGGCATAGACCTGACCCAATACCAAAAAAATCCGCTCCTTTTGTGGATGCACCGCCGAAGTTTCGAGCGTGATTCCATGCCCATCGGGCGCATGGAAAATCTGCGTATTGATGGCGACCGCCTTATTGGTACGCCCGTGTTCGACCAAAACGACGATTTTGCCAAGAAGATAGAAAGCAAGTGGGAAAACGGCTTTTTGCGTATGGCTTCCGCTGGTATTGCCATACTGGAAGTCAGCAACGCCCCCGAGCATTTGGTGCAGGGGCAAACCCGTGCAACGATTATACGCTGTAAACTGGAAGAAGTCAGTATCGTGGATATGGGCGGCAATGACGAAGCCCTGCAACTGTATGATACCAGCGGCAAGATGTTGAGACTTGCGGCGGGTGAGGCGAATGATGTTTTACCCCTGCTGGAACTGGACGAAGAAAAACCGTCCTCGGGAACTGCCTCCGAGGACACAAACGATAAATCAAACAATCAATTAAAATCAAGCATGAACAAAGAAATTTTGCAATTGCTCGGCCTGTCTGAAACGGCTACCGAGCAGGAAGCGGTGAGCGCGTTGCGCTTGCTGAAAGAAAAGGCGGATAAGGCAGAAAGCCTCCAACTCGCCAGTATTACCGCCCTTGTGGACGGCGCAGTCGCGGAAAGGCGTATCACGGAAGACAAAAAGGCGCATTTTGTAAACCTTGGCAAGTCTGCGGGTATTGAAAGCCTGCGCACCACTCTGGAACTTATGCAGCCGACCAAGAAACCGACGGAGGTCATTCACCAGCATAGCGACCAGCCCGCAGGTGGTCGTCAGACATACGCGAAGTTGTCGGAAGTGCCTGCCGATGAAGTGCCGACCCTGAAAAAAGAGAACCCGACGGAATATGCCCGTCTGTATAAAGCCGAATACGGCCTGAATGTGTAACTTTTATTTATAGTCATAATGAAGAATTTTAAGATTTATTTTGCGGCGTTTGTCGCGTTGATTGCCGCCGTGTCCTTTAACAGCGTGGCGGGTGCAACTATCTCCACGGTATTAGGTGGCAGTGCCTTGACTGGTGCGGTTGCTGGAAATGTAGTGTCATTCGTTGCAGGCTCATTCCTGCCGAAAGGTGCTGCCTGCGAGGGTGTGTTTACCGAAATCTGGACAGGCGAAATGATTAAGGCATTCCGTACTGCCGCCGAAAGTCTGGGCTGGTATGACCGTATCCGCAGTTATGACCAGTATGTGGATAATGACGTTATCCATTTTACTGAAATCGGAGGCGACCCAACAGTACTTGTAAATAATAACACGTATCCGTTGGATATTGAAACGCTTGAAGATACGGACAAACCTATTTCTCTCGACAAGTTCGACACTACGGCCACGCCTGTAACCGATGATGAACTGCATGCTTGCAGCTATGACAAGATGGCCAGCGTGCAGGAACGACACCGGGATTCGTTACGTGAAAAAGTCTGCGAAAAGGCTATCCACGCCATTGCGCCGAGCAAGCACACGGACACCACGCCTGTATTGCTTACCACAGGCGAAACCACGACCGACGGTACACGCAAGAAGTTTACGGCAAACGACCTTTTGGCGGCGAAAAGAACCTGCGACAAGATGAAAATGCCGAAGAAAGACCGTATCATGGTATTGTGCAGCGACCATATCAATGACCTGCTGGAAACCGACCAGAAGTTTAAGGAACACTACAATATCAACCAGACCGAGGGTAAAATTGCCCGCCTGTACGGTTTCGACATCTACGAGTATGACGGTACTCCGCATTATAAAGTGTCGGGCAAAACCAAGCTGGCTTGGGGCGCAGTTCCTGCCGCTGCCACAGACCGTCAGGCTTCCGTGTTCTATTTCAATGGCCGCATGATGAAAGCCAACGGTTCGGTACAGTTCTACCACAGTGAGGCTTCCAAAGACCCGCTTTATCACCGTAACCTCGTGAATTTTACCAAGTGGGGCATTTGCCTGCCGCTGAAAGCGGAAAACAGCCTTGGTGCGATTGTATCGGATATCCCTGTAAAAGCGTAAGAAATGGCGAAGTTAAAATATCTCGTTATCCATTGTACTGCCACCCCTGAGGGACGCGATGTGTCTGCTGCCGATATTCGGCGGTGGCACACCGCTCCCACCAATGCGGGCGGTCGAGGCTGGAAGCAGGTCGGCTATACCGACCTTATCCATACGGACGGACGCGTGGAGCGTCTGGTGGCAAACAATGAAGACGCGAATGTTGACTCTTGGGAGATAACGAACGGCGCGGCGGGTTACAACAGTGTGAGCAGGCATATCGTCTATGCGGGCGGTGTAGATGCCGACAATGTACAGAAAGCAAAGGACACCCGCACACCAGCCCAAAAAGAGGCGTTGAAACGCTATGTGTTGGATTTTCACCGCAAGCACCCCACTGTCAAAATCGTGGGACATAACCAGCTGGCGGCAAAAGCCTGCCCGTCGTTCGATATTCCCCAATGGCTTAAAAGTATCGGTATAAACCAATAAACCAGAAATGAGCGGAGAAATTACAACCATAGTCGTGTCGGCCATTGTGGCCGCTATTGCCGCTCCTTTGGGGGCATGGGTAAACAGCCGTGTACTCCGTCAGAAATATGACTTGGAACTCGGCAAGTTGCGCGCCGAAATGAAGCAGACCCTTACGGAAGTGGAGAGCAGCGAGTTGGAGAACGTGCGCAAAGCAAGCGACATTCTTATGGAACATATTGTAAATCCGCTCAGGTCTGAAATCAAATCATTGCGCAAAGATGTGGACAAATTCAGGAAAGCGGTTGAAAAGATACCGACATGCCCTATGGCTGACGGCTGCCCTGTTTCTCGTGAGTTGCTCGCCGCTGAAACAGGTGACGTACAGCGAAGCGAAAAAAACGGTAAATAATGATATACAGAGGTTGGTCGACAGCATAGCACGTGCGCATATTCAGTCCGAAATGGAACGTGTTTTCAGTCGTACCGATGAGGTGGAAACGGATATTATCCTTTTTGATACGGATAAACCAGCCTCGGACAGTACAGGACTTCCTCCTGTTAAGGCCGTGGTAAAGCAAAAATCAAAAAGCCAAGAACAGGGCGGGGAAAAGGCCGTCAGTCAGGCAACCACTGAAACCGATAAGACCGTACAGGAAACCGACCGCAGCCACGAGGCGGAAATTACCGACGAAGTGGTCGAGGACAAACCATCTTTTTGGGATAGCCTGAAACACCAGTTGCTGCGCATACTGTCGATACCCGCGTTGTTTATTGCCTTATGGCTATTGTACAAACTAATCAAACTTGTAAAAAATGGAAAATAAAGAAACCACCCAGCAAGCCGCTCCCGCCCAGAAAGAGCAGGCAGAGGCCAAGAAAGGAAAGACGGCGACCGAACAAAACAAGGATACTGCCGAAAAGAAAAAGACCACCAGTGTGCTGGAAAAGGTAGGCAAGGCCGCCATTCAGGAACACGGTTTCGCACAGGTTTTCGTAACCGCCGACGGCATGGTGTTCAAGCAGGAGGGCGACGCGAAAAACCACGCGGCCAACTTGTCAAACCGCAGTATATTGACAGTTAAAAAGTAACGGAAATGAATAATCTGGAAATCATAAGACAGAACGGCAACGTGCCCAAAAGTCTGGCGGGCGAAGACCATGTTTCAGGCTTCATCGCCTACCTGACCAGTGAGGAAACCCCCGAGGCTTTCAAGACGGAGCGCGTGCAGGCCGTTTCCACTATCGAAACGGCCGAGGCGTTGGGTATTACAGCCGACGCGGACAGTTGGACGGTCAGGGTACTACACTATCATCTTTCCGAGATATTCCGTGTCAATCCTGCCATATCGCTTTACGTAGGTTTATTCGCCAAGTCAGATTCGTACACCTTTGCCGAAATCAAGACCGTGCAGAATTTTGCAGGTGGCCGTATTCGGCAGATGGGCGTATGGTGCGGCGATAAGGTTTTTACAGCCGACGACCTGACAGCCATTCAGGGCGTGTCCGACGCGCTCGACCTTGTGAATGCGCCGCTTTCCGTGCTTTATGCCCCGAAAGTGGAAAGTGTCAAACAGTTGCCGACCGACATCGCAGGGGCAGACCAGTGCCGTGTGAGCGTGGTTATCTCGCAAGCAGGAAGCGGAACAGGTATGGAACTTTACACGCACGCGGACAACAAAGCCACGAAAAACAGCGTGTCCAGTATCGGGGTAATGCTCGGCTTGCTTTCAGCCGCTGCCGTCCACCAGTCCATCAGTTGGGTAAAGCAGTTTCCGACAGGCATTACGGTTCCTGCCTTTGGTGACGGAACACTCCTGCGTAACCTTGACAGTGCGCTCATCGAGCAACTGGACGCGGCGCGTTACCTGTTCCTTGTCACCCATGTAGGTCAGGCTGGAAGTTATGTAAACGACAGCCATACGATGGACAGTGCCACGAGCGACTACGCCATGATAGAAAGCGTGCGGACGATGGACAAGGCCGTGCGCGGCATACGTACCTACCTTATTCCCGAATTGGGCGGAAATGTATATATAGACCCCGATACAGGCAAAATGCAGCCTTATAGCGTAAGCCACCTTGAAACCACGGCCAACAAGGCATTGGAGGATATGGAAAAGGCGGGCGAGCTTAGCGGCTACAAGGTGGAAATCGACCCCGAACAGGACGTATTGAGCACCAGTACCGTGGAAATCGTCGTCAGACAGGTGGCCGTGGGTGTAATGCGTAAAATCAAAGTGAAAATCGGTTTTGCTAAATCAGTATAATAATGGCAAGTGTAATTAACAACGGCATTCCCTTGGTAAACGGAATGCTCTACTCTTGGGCGGATATCGTTGCCGCTATCAGCGGCGTGCCAGTAACAGGCATTGTCGGTGTGGAGTACGGCGACGAGCAAGAAGTGGTGAATAAGTACGGTGCTGGCCGCCACCCTGTCGGCCGAGCGAAAGGCCGTATAACCCCATCGGCAAAAATTATCCTATATCAGGAAGAAGTGGAGGCTATCCAACGGCAAGCCCCCAACGGCCGCATACAGGATATTGCCCCCTTTGACATTACAGTAACTTATCTTCCCGACAGCGGCATTGTGACTACGGATAAAATCCGAAACTGCCAGTTCAAAGGAAACAGCCGCAAATGGAAAGAGGGCGATACTGGGCAGGAGGTGGAACTTGAACTTGTACCGTCCCACATAGAATGGAATCATTAAAAAAATGCAAGTATGGAAAACAAAGACATGGAAAAGACCGTCAAGGCAACCCTTGACGGAGGTGTTACCCCTGAACAGGTAGCACAGTGGAAGCAGAAGCACGGCAAAGTGCTGCGTATTGATGTTGTGGACGGTGACGAAATGCACGTCGGTTATTTCCACCGTCCGAGGTTGGAAACGATGACTGCCGTTACGAAAGTCGCCAAGACAGACGAAATCAAAAGTGCGGAGGTGATGTTCGATAACTGTTGGTTGGGCGGAAGCTCACAACTGCGGGAGGACGCTATCCTTTTCTTGGAAGTAACCAAGAAACTGGGTGACATGTTCAACAGTTGCCTGTCGTCCATAAAAAACTTGTAGAGGCGCACCTGCTACCTGACGACGACGGTATGGCAGGTTTTGAAAAAGGCTGCGCCTTGATACGTTCCAATTTGGGCATAGACCCGACAGCGGGCGGTTATGAGGACTGGGCGGTGCATTATGCACAGGCGTTATGGCTGGAAAACTGGCGTTTGAAGAAACGCGCCGAAATGTTAACCGCGTTGTTCAGTGATGGAGCGTGAGGTTCTTTTGTCCTTACGCCATGCACGGACAAAGGCAAAGACAAGGTAAAACGGCATAACGAGTAGCCCGATATAAATCATTACCGTGGCCACTTGCAGAAAAAACGCCATCATGCTGTTTAACATATTCATAATGTTATCAATTAACATACTGCGAAAGTAAAGAAAAAAAGCGAGGTATGCAAAGTTTCGACTATCTATTTAATATCGGCGGTAATTATTCTGCCACTATCAACGGAATAACAGAGGCCACAGGCCAGTTTTCCGCTTCCGTTGAGGGTGCACAGGGTAAAGTTACCCGCTTTGCGCAGGGGCTTGCCGTGCTTGACTTGGCCAGCAACTACGCAGAGAAACTGAGCAATACCATTGGCGGCTTTACCGAGGCGGGCGTGTCCCTTGACAGGCAAATGCACGATTTGAGTGCCGTCGCTGGTGTGACTGGTGACGGCCTCAAACAGATTGAGACTTACGCCCGTAGCAGTGCGAAAGTGTTTGGTACGGACGCTTCCACGGCTGTAGAGGGTTACAAACTTCTCCTTTCTCAGTTGTCCCCTGAACTGGGTAAGTTCCCCGAAGCCTTGCAGGCGATGGGTAACAGCATACAGACCACCAGCAAGCTGATGGGTAATGACGGAACTGCCGCAGCGGAAGTTCTTACCACGGCCATGAACCAGTACGGCATTAGTCTGGCCGACCCGATGGAAGCCAGCCGCAAGATGGCTGAAATGATGAACGTCATGGCAGCCGCCGGTCAGGAGGGCAGTGCGGAACTTCCTGCCATTAAAGTGGCCTTGGAGCAGTGCGGTATGGCCGCGAAAGCCGCTAACGTCAGCTTTGAAGAAACCAATGCCGCCATACAGGTGCTCGATAAGGCAGGCAAGAAAGGCAGCGAGGGCGGTGTGGCTTTGCGCAACACGCTGGCCATACTCGGGCAAGGGCGTTTCCTGCCCAAGGACACCCGCGAAGCGTTGCAGGCTGCTGGCATTGACGTGCTGAAACTTGCCGACACCAGCATGAGCCTGAAAGACCGTCTCGATATGCTTAAACCCGTTCTTGGCGACGCAGCCCTGTTTTCCAAACTTTTCGGTATGGAGAATGCCAACGCCGCCCGCGCCTTGGTACAGGGTAGCGACGAACTCGGCAGGCTGACAACTGCCATTACAGGCACAGCGTCAGCAGAGGAACAGGCGGCCATTGTCATGGAGAGCAAGGCTGAAAAGCAGGCGCGCCTCAATCAGTTGCTGGAAGACGCTAAAATAAGCGTGGCCAACCTGACAGGCGACTTTGGTATTTATGCCAGCGTCGTGGCGCAGACCCTTGTTCCCATATCACAGTTGATACCGTTGATACTGGGTGTCGGTAAGGGCATGGCGTGGGTGAAAGGGTTAAAATGGTCTGCCATGTGGTCGGCTATCCAAGGAGGGATATATCCAGCCCGTATTCAGTTGATGATGATGAACCGCGAACTGCTAACAGGGCAGTTTGCCTCCAACGGATTTTTGGTCAATATCGCCCGTGCCACATTGGCCGTGTTACGTTTCGCCACGGTCGGCGTGTTCCAAGCCCTGAAAGGCCTCGGCGCGCTGGTGGTTTCATTGGTAACAGGCGGTACGACCTCCGCCACATTTGCGGGTATTGCCTCCGCTTCTTTCGGTGCGTTTAAGTTAGCAGCCGTTACCGCCTGCCGTGCGGTCGGAGTGGCTATTATGAACATTCCAATCATCGGCTGGATTGCCGCCGCCATTGCCGCCCTTGTGGCCATCGGTGTATATTTTTGGAATACTTCGGCCAAGTTCCGCGCCGTGCTGAAAGGTCTTTGGGCTTCTTTCAAGGCTGTGTTTACTGGTATTGGAGAGCTGGCCAAACAGACGTTCAGTGCCATCGGCGATTTGATAAAGGCCTGTTTCAGCCTTGACGGCGACGGCATAGACGCGGCACTCTCCAAATTGAAAAGAGGTTTTTCCGACTATGGCAGCCAGATAGGCAAGGCTTTTAACGAGGCATACGACGCGGAAATGGCAGCAGCCGAAAAAAAGGAAGCCGCCAAGAAAAAGCAAGACGGCAAGGGTGGCTTGGGCGAAATCCCGAAAGTTGAGCCGCCAGTGGTACAGAATGACCCTACTGCGGGCACTTTGGGCACTGTGGCAGGCGGTACGTCAGGAAGCGAGAAAATCCGCAGCATAACGGTGAATGTTGACAAACTGGTGGAACGTTTCGAGGTACATACGACCAACCTGCAAGGAGATGTTTCGCGTGTCAAGGATATGGTAGCGGAAGCCCTGCTTTCGGCGTTGAACGATGTAAATTTAGCAATGTGATGTTATCCCCTGTAAGTTTCATATTTGTTGCGGCAGGTGCTGCCACACAGACCAAAGGGTTGCTTTACCGCTTCCAGCCGTCCCGCACAGGTAAAAATCCATCGTGGGACGGAAACGGCAAAAAACTGGATACGCACGGCCTTACCAGTCCGATAACCGATAAAAGTTATTGGACGGAGCGTTATGTGCTTTGCTGCCTCACGTTTGAGAACGCAGCTGGCAAACGTTTGGTGATGAACGACGCAGTCGTCGCAGTGAGCCGTCAAAAAAACATTGTTTCCACGCAGATGGTCGGCATGGACGGTACTGTGAAAGAATATATCAATGACGGCGACTATAATCTCAATATAGTGGTAGGCATTGCGGCCGTCCGTGACGGTGTAATTGTGGATGAATACCCTGCCGACGGGTTACGGGAACTGCGCTCCTTTCTTGATGAAAAGTCCGCCCTTTCCGTGCAAAGCGACTTTTTGGACGTGTTCGACATCAACCGTCTTGTAATAAAAAGTTTTTCCGTTACACAGGACACGGCCAGCAATTACCAGAGTGTAAGCCTTTCAGCCGTGAGCGATGAGGAATATAACGTGTACAGCACCGATTATTAAATAGCATTTAATTACCGATTAAATACCATTCCGATGTACAGGCTTTCGGCTAAAATAGAGATAACAGGCGCAAAGACGTGGCGGCTTGACAAGGTTACGGAGGTGGAAATCACCCTCGATACCGAGCAGCTGACCGACGTTTGCAAAATCACACTGCCGAAGCGTATCAAGTGGGACGGTGGAGCGGAAATACCTGTGCGACGCGGTGATGGCGTAAAGGTTTGGCTTGGTTATGACGACACCCTGCAACCTGCCTTTGTCGGTTATGTGCGTGATGTGGGCTTTAAGACCCCTGTTGTGCTGACCTGTGAAGATGAGATGTTCAAACTCAAACAGACCCCGACAAAGAAGAAAGCCTACACGAGCGTAACCATTGAAACGCTGCTGAAAGACCAAGGCCTGCCCTATACAATCAAAGTGATGGGTGAGCAGCACCTCGGACAGTACCGCGTAACAGCAGATACCGTGGCCGCTTTGCTCGGCCACCTGCGCGAGAACGGCGTTCGCAGTTTCTTCCGCAATGAGGACGGCCAGCCCATATTATACTGCGGTGTCCTCTTTGAGCGCGCCGACCGTCCCACACAAGTATTTGCCACAGGTGTAAATATCATCAGTGACCAAAACCTTGAACAACAGCGTGCGGAAAATATCCGACTGCGCGTAAAAGCCGTGTCGCTCATGCCAGACAACAAAAAAGTCAAGGTGGAAGTCGGCGACGCAGACGGCGAGCACCGCACGCTGCACACCTACAACAAGAGTGAAAGCGAGTTGAAAGCATGGGCGGAGCAGGAAATCAAACGCCTGAAATATGACGGACTTACAGGCAGCTTTACCACGTTCGGAGCGCAGTTGGTGGATAAGCTGGCAGCCATCGGTATAAAAATAGAAGGCGAGAAGCAAGGCGTTTATCAGGTAAAGAAAAATGTAATCAAATACGGTACGGGCGGATTCCGTCAGGAAATCACGCTCGGCATGAGGATAGCGGAATGAGCGGGATAGCGGAGACAATCAGGAAAATGGCACAAGGCAGCCGACCTACGGTCAGCCTCATGTGTACGGTGGACAAGGTGTATAAAGACACGCGCACGGTGGACTGTACCCCGCTTGACGAGGGTGCGCCCCTGCTGGGTGTGAACTTGCAGGCCAACCAAGGCAGCAGCTTCGGTGTCGTGTCCTTTCCGCGCGTCGGCAGTTTTGTCGTGGTCGGTTTTGTGGCTGAGGGCAGTGCGGGCATTGTCCTGCTGACCGATGATGTGGAAAGTGTGGAGGTCGTCATCAGCGACAAGACTACCCGTGCAGTATTTGACGAAGACGGCGTGCGTATTTATGTGGGTGAAGAAACCAGTGCGGAACTGACTGCTGACGGTGTGGTGCTTAATGGTGGAAAGTTGGGCGGGTCGGTTAAAGTGGAAAAATTGACCACACGGCTAAACACGATTGAGAAAGATATAAATGCACTTAAAAAGGTTTTTACTTCATGGATTGTTGCACCCCAAGATGGCGGTGCGGCATTGAAAACCGCAGCAGGAACGTGGGCAGGCCAGTCTTTGACTTTGACGAAACGCAGTGACTATGAGAATGAAAAAGTAAAACAATGAAAGGGCTTGTAACAGACATAATGACAGGCGACCTGCTTGTGGAACGAAAGACGGTTGTCATAGCCCCTTGCGAGGTGCAGGTGGTAGAAAATGTGCTGCTTGCCAGCCGTGGCGAATTTAAGGAACTGCCCCTTATAGGGGCGGAGACCCGCCAGCAACTCGGTGGAGAAAAGGACGTGATGTGGCCAGCCCGTGCCAAAAAGATGATAAAAGCCTGCGGTGTGGAAGTCCGCAAAGTGAGCATAACAGACGAAAGTACGGTAACGGTTGAATAATGGAAGTAACAGTAAGGGACAGGCAGAGCCTGTTTGACATATCGGTACAGATCCTCGGCGGAATAGAGGGTGTTTTCGCCTTGGCCGAATGCAACGGCCTCGGCATTACCGACCGCCTGAGAGACGGCCAAGTGCTTACGTGGGACGTTTCCTACACCGTAAATGACAAAGTACGGCAGGAATATGCGTTGCGCGGTCTTGTACCTGCCACAGACATAGACGTGCGTGAATGGAACACATTGCTTGCCACGGCCTGCGAACTGCCTGCTACCGAACAGCAGCAGGGCAAACCGTCCGACGATGTGCCAGTGGATAAGATAGACCAGATTATTGCCGATTTGGAAAGCGGCAAGGAAATAGTGTCAGGCAGCGGGCAAGCCCTTACACGTCTATTCGATAACCCATTTGATATTGTATTTGCATAATGGAATTAACAGAGAACAAAGTCGCGGAACTGGACACCGCGCTATTGAAAGAAAAGGCCGTCGCCATTCGCGACGCGGTCATGGCCAAGAGCGTAACCGCCGAGCAGGTGGGCAGTCTTTTTGTGGAACTCATCGACACGTGCGGAAGCGTGCGTGACGCACTTGCGTTGTTTCTTGATACCAACGTGGGCGAAATCACGTCTGACATAGACCGCCGTCTTTCGGGAACGGACGAAGCACGCGAGGCTGCGGAAGTGGCCGCGCAAAAGGCGAATGCCACCCGCGCACTGGTGGAGGAACTGGTCGGCAAACTAAGTTCGCAAAACCTTTACCAGCCTACCCGTATAGACGTGAAATCACCGACGGAAATCACCGTCAGCAACATGGCACAACCTCGTATCGAGGCACAGACCCAGCCCAAGTTCGGACTTGGCGGCGTTCTGTTCATCGGTGACAACAAAGCCCTTGAAGTAACCCCCGATGGCAGGATAACCCCGCTTGCTGTCGGTGTAAGTAAGGTCAATGTAGTGGCCTCAGGAAACACCCGACTATTCAAACAGCTGCTTATCGCGGTAGTTCCGCCCCGCACACGTATGGCGGGCGGCGTCCTCCGTCTTGACGGCAGCGGCAACATAAGATTGACCTGATGGAAAAGATACGGCATATAAACCACAAATCCGACTTTGTGTTGCGCGAGCGTTTCCGCAATGCACAAGGTGAAACCGTCTGCCTGCCCGATGTGGACTTTACCCTGCGGTATTGGGTAAAAACAGGGCGGGTGTTCGAGGCTTCACGTATCGGCGGCATTTATACCAACTGTGTGGCCGACGGCGACGCGGTGCTGGTCATGTTCAAAGACCACCGCCTCGGCGAGGGCGATTTGAAACACGAACTCCGCCTGTCCCTTGATAACGCCCTGTTTGGCGACGGTGTACAAAACGTCTATTATCCCGAGTGCCTGAATATACAGTTGTGGCAATGGTGCAGTGATGATAACGGCGTATTGGAAAGCGACCTGCTTGCTTCCTATACACGTGGAAAGGCATTCACATACGAAGACTTTACCGTTGAGCAGTTGGCCGCCCTGAAAGGGGAAAAAGGCGACGCTTTCACCTTTGAGGACTTTACGCCTGCCCAGCTTGTCGAGCTGAAACGGCCAGCCGAGGACGCGGCCAAGAAAGCCAATGAAGCTGCGCAGAAAGCAGAAAAGGCCGCCAAATCGGCTAAGGAGCAGTCGGAAAGCCTGAAAACAGAAAGCGAGGCGGCAATCAAGTCCTGCACCGAGGCGGCTGCTTCGGGTAATGCGGCGGCCAAGAACTGCATACAAGCCACGAATGGCGCACAGGCCGCCACTGCAAATGCAGAGGCCGCAGCAGAACACACGGAACAGACACGCCAAAAGTTGGAGGGTATGGCCGAGCAGGTGGAAGCGGCAGCACGTAACGTCCCCACAGGCTTGCGTGTGTCCCATCCAGTCCGCATAACGCTCGGCAACGGTGTGGCACAGTATATCACCGCCGTGGTAAAGCCCGACTATGCCCTGCAAAACGTGCTGTTCCTGTCCGACGGCATTGCCTGCGATGTGGAACCAGACGGCAAGGTGGTGGCCAAGCGTGCAGGCACAAGCCGAGTACACGTCATACCCACGGCAGGTGTGGCATATCATAAAACAATCAATATAGAGGTGGCCGCCCCATCAGCCCGCATGGCTGGCAACGCGTTCCGCCTCGACGCAGACGGTAACATACGTTTAACTTAATACAATTCAATCATGGCATTAACAGCAGAACAGGAAAACAAAGTCGTTGCAATGCTTTCCGCCTTTGAGAACGGCAAGCGCATTAACGAATTGGAAGCCGCACAAGGTGCGGTCGGCCAAATGCTCATCGAGGTAATGGACGAGACGGGCGAGACCCGCAAGGCGGAACTCGGTGCGGCGGTAGAGAACGCCAGCAATCCCATTGCAGGGCGTTATTGGAATGAAAACAACGCCACCCCTACGGCGGCGGGTCATTATGGCAGTTTGCAGGCCTTACGAGACCTGCCGAGAAAATTAGGCCTCGGCCGCTATCTGGTGGCCGACGACAGGACACGCCGTAAACTCGACCCCGTGGACAGTACTCGTTTTGAAGACGGCAGCCCCGCCGCACTCGACGGCTTGATGGGGCAGTGTATGTGGTGTTGGAACGCTCACTATTTCACGACATGGAAAGAGGGCAACAATACAATAGAGACCGTAACATTTGCACCTATTGCGGGCAAAAAATCGATATATGTTCCCGCAGGCGGAATCAGCTGGATGGACGCGGCTGTTATGGACAGGACAAATCAGAATTTGTGTTCCGTTATCAGCGACGCGGAGCAGTACCGAGGTGGAAGTGGCACAGCCCTTGACCCGACCAAATACACCAAAGCTCCGACGGCTGACGCTCCGCAGCTGACCATGCTCGGAATGCCTGCAACAAATATCAGTACGACCAATTTTGGCAATTATGCCCGCAAACGCGGAGAGGGTTGGGAGGCCAACTGGTTTGCTGCCCGTGCCGTTGTGGAGTATCTTTTTGAAATTATCATGGGTACGCGTAATTCGCAGGCCGCTTTCAATGCAGAACTGGACAGTAACGGTCTTTATCAGGGTGGTTTTGGCACAGGTGTAACCAATATGCCCGATTGGGGTAATTATAACGGTACTTATCCGCTTATCCCTACCCGTGTCGGCCTTGAAATGGGCGACGGTGTTGGTTTGGTGGAATGTAAACTGCCCGCTACGTCGGAAAGTGAAGCCGAGGCATTCCATACATTTAGTGTCCCAGTGTTTTTCGGTCTGGTTAATGCTGGTTTTGGTAGTTTGTGGCGTTGGGTTCGTGGCCTGACCATTTCACAAACGGCTGGTGAAAAAACGGAGGTTTATGTGGCCAAATCCATGTTTGCGGACTTTAATCCGTCAAGTGTTGAGGGGTTGCTTAAAGTAGCCGAATGCCCGCAGAAAGAGGGGTACATCAAACGTAAGTCCTATAACGGCCTTTGCTGTATGCCGACCGAAGTAGGCGGGTCTGCCTCGACGTATTATTCAGACTATTTTTATACGAACGGGGCTACCCAGACAGGTTTGCGGGTTCGGGCGGCTGGCGGTAGCGCTTACAATGGCACGAATGCAGGCGCGTCCTACACGAATGCGAACAACGCGGCTTCGACTGCGAATGCGAACTACTCGTCGCCCCTATACTTTGTAAACATGATTATAGGCGACAAAGAATAATGAGCCTTGCCCCTTGGCAAAAAATCACGAGCCGAAAAGGGTGTCAGTAGGACTTTCGAGCCTCGACCGCTCCCGATGAAGCAAAGCAGACCCAAAAAAAGACCCACAGACCCGATGAAACGTAAAGGCTATCTTTTCGAGTGTATCTGCTCGATGGAAAACCTTTTGCTTGCCTCTTGTAATGCGGCGCACGGCAAAAGGAAACGCGACGAGGTAATAGTG